TCTGCGTTGTTACCTAAGTCAACCGCAGTGATATCGTTTGCATCCTGTTGAGCAATATACAGTTGATCTGGATCATCTGATATAAAAGCTATAGCATCAGTTGCTGCTAGCCCGTCAGGATAATTGTTTCGGAACGTCGGTTTTCCTGTAGTTGGATCTGTATAGAAACAACCCATGAATACACCACTAATTGCTCCAGTGATAGCTCCAGCGCCGCCTTTCACTTCTATTGAACCATCAGCTTTTAACTTGACTGGGTCACCTGTAAAAAGCGCGCTTGCCCCACTAGAGATTTTATATTTAGTAGTACCTGTTGTTCCACCAGGTGCTGAACCTAGTTTCGCAATTGGACGTAAACCGAATGGCGCATCAATATTTGCCATATTAGTCTCCTTCTAAATATTTGGAGACAGTAATCTAACCATTAGACTTCTTGCCCCCAAAAGTTACTCTGCTCTGCCTTTCCTGATGAATCGGCATTGCGGGGTGCTCATCCTTATGAAGATCGTTTTCAACTGATTTAGTTTGATCCACTGTTTTGCCTTGGAAGTAGGCATCCCTACTTTCCTTAACTTCCACTGGACAACGCATCAATATTAAACCTCCTACTCCTATTACACCTTTCCACTTACCATCAGAAATTGATGGAAGATCAAGCCTGTCAGGATATTCACTTGCCATAACTGGTTCATAGCCGCTTCGTAGTCTTCCCATGACATTTTTTTCGTCCTGTTGACCACGATATTCAGCTCTGATCCACCTATGGTGAAATCCTTCTGGTGGCTCGGGTGCGTCCAAGTTAGATGGAGGTGCCCATCCTCTAGGTCGAGCTTGTTTTTCTCTTGTTTCGAGATTGCGTGAGGTAGTCTTTGTTTCTTTTGTACTCATTTACGCCTCCTTCACGTGTTTTGCGTACTCTTCAAGTGGCACACCAAGTTTTTTCGCAATAGCAACCTGTGAAGGTGTGAGTCTCACAGTGCGGCGTCCAGAATTACTAGATCTATTAGCAGAGGCAACCGTCTGAACTACTCGATTGCTCTTGTCTTTATCCTCATCCTTTTTTTCAAATTTGTGAGGAAACTCTTCACGTATACGTTTATCTAATTCTTTATAATACTCATCTGACTTGCCGTCAAATCCTTCTTCTTGTAAAAGTTTTTTGTGAATTGATAAAGCCGTGTAAGTCATTGCTTCATTAGCTCCAAACCATGTGTTCTTTTCAGCCCATGCTTCGGCTTTTGGATCGGGTTTAGCTTGTTGAATTGGTTGATTTACGGGCTTATTTTCTTTTTCCTTGGTCTTATTTTCTTCTCGTAATTTAATAGATGCACTTGCTCTTTCTTCCTCTATAGCAAGTCTAGCTATTGCTTTTTGAGCTTCTACCTGTGCTTTTGCGTCACCTGCATTAATTGCAGTTTGCAAAACGTTTTGAGCCTTTTCCATTTCAGTTGAAACTCTTTTCTGATACTGATCTAAATATCCTTCATCAACTTTTTGAACTTTTGATCTAAGATCTGATACTTGTCTTTTTTGAGATTCAGCAAATTTGAGTGCCTCTTCTTTTTGTCTTTCAGCTTCTCTTAATTTAAAAGTAAGTTTATCAATTCTTTTTTTAACATTAGCAGAATATTCTTCTGCCTCATCCTTTACCTCTTCTTGTTTATTTTCCGATTCAGTAGATTCTACTTTTTCCTGTACTACTTCCTCTTTGTTTTCTTCTTCTTTAACTTCGATATCAACAGGATCTCCTGAAGTATCTATAGGAACAGTTTTATCCTGCTCTGATCTTGCTTGTGGTTGCATAGAGTTCTCCATGTTTAAAATATGTTTTTGGGTAGAATATCCCTTGGATCTTCTACTGTTGCTATTATTTCATCATCATTAACAATTCTCAATTCTCCATCCTCAACTCTTATTCTTGATCCAGCATAAGTAGTTATTAATACCCAATCGCCTTCTTTGCACCAAGGTCCTTCAGGATATCTTTCTTTATCTTTGTAGCAACTTGGTCCCATTTTTAAAACCTTAGCAACATTAGTAGCAACCTGAGATTGTTGTATTGTATCATCTGTTAAATATAATCCTGATTTTGTTTTTTCCTTTAATTTAAGAGGAAACAAAACCATCCTCCAACCTGTAGGTGCTGGTACTTTTTCAATTTCTTTTTTCTTTTTTTCTGCTGCTTTTCCATCCCATATATGTTGTGGGACAATTAATTTAGGTTTAGTCATCTAATTCGAGCTCCGTTTTCTTTAGCAGGTCCGTGAGTTCCTGTTCTTCTTGTTTAAGTGCATCAAGTTTACCTGTGAGATATCTATAATCATCCCAACTCTTGCACAATCCTCCTAATATAGACTGTTCAACTGACTTTTGTCTATCAATTAATTGCTTTTTATATGCTGTAAAAAAATTTTCTAACCGCATGATTTCATAAGGTCAGCTAATTTTTTGCAACGGTTTGGCGTTTGTTTGTTCCATCTGGAGTCAAGCATTTCGTAACTCGCCCCTATAAAATTAGCTTCCTGCAGGGCTTTCCACATATTTTTAAACTTAGACACCCCTGATTGTCCAAGTTGAAAGCACATCTCCGATAAGACGTGTTGAGCTGTTTCAGGTAAATCTTCTATACCATTTTGCGACATTAATTGTTTAGCTTGAGCTATTGCTCTGCTTAAATCTTTATCAAATACTGTTTGTAATTCTTCTTCGGTGTATTCTTTACCAGCAACAAAATTATCTGCTGGGACAACTTTATGACCCCACCCGATGGTATCGAACCCCTCGGTATCTTGATATATTTTGTTTCTAAAACCTTCACTTAATTTAACTGACTTCGATAATTCTTCGTAACTCAAAGTTTTTCTCCTTTAAAATATTTACCATTAATTTTTTCATCTTCTAAAGTATTTTCTTCGATGAAAGAATCAATCATGTTTGCTAAAAATTTAAATTCATCTTCTGGAGTCTGTCCAGTTTTATCCCAGTTCATTCTACCATTAGTTTTGCAAATTCCTGACACCTGATGTAACATTTCAATAGGTGTTAAATTTCTTTTTTCTTTATCCTCAGTCATTATTTCCCCTTTATTACTTTCTGTAATGTTTTTGCTTGTCTAGCATGAGTATTAGATGCTTTTTTTAATGCTTTTACAACTTTTTTTACTTTTTTTATTTTTCCCTTTTTCATTTTTTCTTTTTAAACATATTCAATGCTGCAGGACCTGCACGTACACCCAGTGACACACTGCACGCCAAATATAAAAGATGGCGATAATACTCAGGAAGCCCAGAGAGGATCTCAAAGCCTCGTTCAATGTGTGGTTGTAGTGGTCCAATGAAAGCACAAATTGCTGGAATCATCAACGCAAGTAAAACAAATTCGTCTTTCCAGCTGCCTTTCATCTGATCCACGGCTGATTGCTCCCACTTAATTTTTCCTGCCGCTATGTCTTCATTTTTCTTTTTTTCTGCTTGTATCTGAGCAATCTTAACCTCGCCCTTAAGCTTGCGAGTCTCTACGAAACCCTTTACAGCGTCTGTGGCCACACCGAGTAGGGGTTTCGCTAATAACTGCCACATAAAAATTCTAGATTGCTCCTATAATAATAATTACGATTATTGCTACAATACCAGCTTTAATCCAATCTTTCATTTTCCAGTCAGACCACTCTTTTAAGTGATCCCATAAGTCTCTTAGTAAGTTCATACAAACCTCCTTTTTAACGAGCGCAATATACTACTTTACGCCTTTAAATGGAACTTTTTTAATTTGTGCGTTGCTAGTTTGTCCTTTTGGACCAGCACCTTTATTTTGTTTTACAATAAAAGGTGAGTAAACAATCGCTGCATCAGAACCCACTTTCATATTTGGAAAAGGGTTTTTTTGCTTTACAACTTCTACTTTTGTTTTCTTAAAGTTCATTATTATCCTCTCTTCTTTGCAGGTCCACCACGTTTCAAACCTCTAGCTTTCAACGCTGCTGTAGCTTTTGCTAAACCACCTTTTTTTAAAAAACCCATTTTGTTTCTGACTTTTTTTGGTAGCTTTGGTAAGCCTTTGTTTCCCTTTGGTATTGGTTTTAAATTTTTTTTCATATCAATGAATAGTTACATTATCTGCCATATCTTTTAACGTCTGTTCGGTTAATTGTAAAGCCTGATAATCCTCCATTGTTACCTTTAACAGGTCTTTAGCGACGATAGCAAGAGCCTCAAACATAATAAAGTTCTCATCTAATGAACAATTTTCATCAATAACAAGATCTCTTATTTTTATAATATAATCACTAAGTTGTTCTTCTTTTGTCACGTTTACCTGCCTTTTGTAGAGCTATAGCTACAGAAAGTCTTTGTTTAGCCTTCTTTTTACTAATGCCCTTTTTAGAAGCTAGAGTATTAATTGCCTTTTGTCTACTCTTACTTGCTTTTGCTTTATTTAGCTCGCTAATATTAGCAGATATAGTTTTTTGACTAGTTCCTTTTTTGAGAGGCATCTAATTTTTTTAAATTAATATTCGCTCTGAGTTGAGCTATGTCTTCAGCAGATTCTATACGGGCTTGATCAGTTTTCTCTTTTTGTGCTAATTTTGCTTGCTCAAGATTTAATTTAGCAAAATCAAACTCAGCATCTTTTTGATCCCTCATAGCCCTTTGCTGTAGTTCTTGTTGTTTAAGTTGAATAACTGGGTCAGGCTGTCCTTGACCAGACATTTGAGCTTGCTGTTGTTGAACGGCAGCTAAAAACTGTGCTTCTAAAGTTGCAATCTGAGCCGTTTTTAATTCATCAATATTTTGAGCTTGTTCTCCCATTTGTGACTCTGCAGCTTGTATCTCTGCATTCACAGTCTCTAAAGCTTTAAATGAAATATGTTGCATAATATGTTTATTTAAATCTATAGCTACCATTGGAACAGCTTGCACAATTGATGACATACCAAATAGTAAATGTGCCTGTATATGGGCGTCATGATTTTGCCCTTCGTACGCCTCAATTTTGTCTTGATCCAATAAACGTTGATGTTCCATTGTTGGACTCATCGGTTCTGGTTTATCCAGTTTCATAATTTTATCTATGTCAGATACACCAAGCGCTTCGTACATTCTGCGATATGCCTCCTTGATGTTATGTAATTGTGGCGCTGATGTGGCCATTTGCAATTGTGTTTGTGCCAACTGAATTCTTTGTGCCATACTAAACATATTAGGATCTGCAACAGGTATAATATCAATAGCGTCATCAAAATCTGTTACCTTAACAGACCTATCACCTCCGACAACCTGATAAGGATAATCAGAAGGTAGATAGGTCTTGATAACGTTGGCTAGAAGCTTAAACTCTTTTTTCATCGAATAATAAATTCTTTTGTGTATCGAGCTCATTATTCTTGATCCTCTTTCTAGTAAGGCAATTGTTGTTCCTACAGGCGCCTGTTGATTTGCATCGCCGACTTGCATGTCAGCAATTTGTGCAAATCGTTGGCCTGCTTGCACCACAAAACCTAGAAGAGCGAATAATGTTTGGGATGGTTCTTTGTACGGTAATGGCATTAATCCATCACGGATAGCACCACCAGGTGCATCAACATCTCTAAATTCGCCAGGCTGCAAAGGATTATCATCATCACGAATTCTTAATCCTCTTGCTTTAAACCCAGCTGGTAAGTTTGATAGAGTTCCCGCATCAAGCAATTGTCTTAATGCTTGGGTGGCTGATCTTGATAGACCACCAATTAAATGTATTAAACCAAATCCATAAAAACCTAATCCTTGTAAAAATTTAAAGTGAACAAAGTATTGCGTTTTCTTAAATAGCTCATCACCTTCTTCATAGTTTCTTCTAATCGATAACACGTTACGCGACTCTTCATCAATGGTTACAATGTAAGGTATTTTGATCCCTGTCTTTTCATCGCCTTGTTTATCTTCATATCCAACTAAATCTAAGTTCACGTGAAATTCTAATAAAGACATCATCATGCCTTCACCAACTTGCTCCACACCTTCTAGCTTATCTATCTTATCTTTTACTGCATAACTATTTTGTTGGCTGTCATCATAAGTTTTTAAATCTATATCTCTATAAAATCCTGACACTTGTTTTTTGCGAACTTCATTTTCAGACATACGAACGACATGTGTAATGCGCTCGCAACTTTCTAAATCTGTTGCTGTATAGGGAACAACTAAATCTTCTGCGGGTATAAATTTTGATACGGCTCTGCCTAAGCTTGCGTCATAGTAAACTTTTTTAAATGTGGATCCTGATAATGGTAAATAGAAAAGCATTTGATCAAGTTCAGGTGTGTACTCTTCCATCACATTTGTAATTTGATAATTCATAAAATCTTTTACGCGTTGTGACTGCTGATACTTTTCTGGCGTTTCGTCGCCCACGACATACGTTCGTACGGGTCCTGATGCAGGCATTAATTCTTTGTAAGCGGAGGAACTAAATTGTGTAACTGCTTCTGCTAATAGTGGATGCGTAACTCCACTTGCTCCTTGAAAAGGTTGAGTTCTTTCATTGTATTTAAATCCAAGTAAATCTAATCCTTGAGAATATGTTCTCTCCCATTCTTCTCTTGATGATTTATCATTTTCATATTCCTGTAATAAATCTGAAGAGATAATATTTAATTCAGTCTCATCAATGTTTTCTGCAAGGTTGCCATAGAAATCTTCCATTATGTCTCGCGGATCGTCGGTCACGGTAACCTCCTCAGAAACAATTTCTATCTCTACAGGTTCCTCGTTTTTTATTGCATCTTCGATTGTCTCGCCAACAACAGTTTCTATCTTTTTATCTATGTTATTTTCGACCATACTTTTTTATAGATTATTAATGTCAATTAATCCACCAAAATTAAATTTAGGTATAGGTATACGCCTTTTTATTAGGCCACCAGTTTTTTTCTTATCTATTTTTTTGGTGGTGTCGGTGATTGTTTTTGACTCTTGTTGGAGGACTTTTGCAAAGAACTTCGTAAGTTGTTCTGCATAATAATAGACGTTTGTCCTGCTTCCACTCTCGGTAACTGACGAGGGTTCGTCACTAAAGTTGTCGATATAACCTTGCCCATTTTTTTGTTTCTCCCAGTTATTAACTAATTTCTTTAATTCTACTTCAGATATAAACGTTTCTACATCAAAATCCAAGTCTTTAATAATCTCATTTAACCCATTTTCTGTGAATTCTTGTATATATGGCAGTATTTCTGTCTTTTTCAAACTTGAGTTTTTAATAGCTTCTTTATCAATGATAATTCTAATGCCTGGTTTACCATCTACAATTATTGGTTGATATCCTCTAAATAATTCTTGAGGGTCATTATTCATAATTTGTTCAAATAAAGATTTAAGAGTATCTCCATCTCTCAAACTTGTTTGCCCTGTTTCAACAATATCCAAAGCAAAATTCTCTGGATTTTTTGTAATCTCTTTGGCTGTGTTTACCCAAACTTCTGTTTGATTTAACATATAACCAAGTTTAGCCGCTGCATCTGTAGCTGCTTCTTTTGAGATATATCCTTGTTGAACAGTTGATGGATTAACGTAAGTTTCCCAACCTCCTGTTCCGTGCACCATGCCACTAAAATCTATTCCTGTCATTTCATTGACATACTCAATTGCTTTGGCGGTAACTTGATCATTAACTTTAAATTTTTTTTCGTCGTCAAGTTTTTCATATTTCTCACCATACGTTGTTGCCCAAGGAGAACCTGCACCAGGCGCTACTTCCATAGATATACGACGCAAGTTTCTATTAAGTGCCATATCGATATCTCCAGACGTTCCAAG